TGTAGACCGCAAGGCTGGCAAAGTTTTAGTGTTGTCTATTGCTTACGGTGTTGGGCCAGAAAAAATTGCTCAGAGTATTGGATGTACGGTAAAAGATGCTAAAGACCTTCTAAACCGATTTACTAAACAGTTTAGCGATATTTCAAAGTATCGAGCGCGAGTTATCCGTTTGGCTTCTTCTCAAGCACCTACCCCATACGTGTCTACAGTATTTGGGCGTCGTCGTTATATCCCTGATTTAAAGAGCAGAGACCCAGGACTTCGTTCACGAGCCGAACGTCAAGCGTTTAACACCGTAATTCAGGGTTCTGCAGCAGACATTATGAAACTAGCGATTGTAAGAGCCCACTCTTGTTTTGTGGATGAGCCAGGAGCAAACGTCGTTTTGACCGTACACGACGAGTTGGTTACTGTTGCTCGTGAAGACTTAGCCGCAGATGTAGCAGAAGCAATTCGTGAGTCTATGGAAGGAATCAGACTTCCAGAGATTACCTTTCCGCTTATTGCGGAAGCAAAAATAGTAGATAGATGGGGAGAAGCCAAATGAGTAATGCAAACTGGTGGGCAAACAAATTAGGACAACAACCTGGGCAACAACCTGCGCAGCAACAACGCCCAACCAACATGCCAATGCCTCCTTCACAGCAACCTATGACTCCTTACGCTCCTCCTCAACAACAAATGAACCCTGTGTTATCAAAAGCACAAAGCGCAAGTCAAACACAACTCTGTCCTACTTGTTCTTCAAGTAATTACATGAGTGTGGCTGGCGCAAAGATACGGTGCTATGACTGTGGGTATCCTTTAGAGCAATCAGGCAGTAAATATGGGTCTTTAACTGGTGCAAAAGTTGAAGGCTCTGCAAAATCAGCCAAAGGAAACGACGTAGTAAACAACTTTAACCCACAACAAATAATTGGAAGGATTGACGGATGATAACTGATGAAGCCAAAAAAATCGTTGCTCAACTTAATAAGAAGTTTGGTGATGGAGTTGTTGTATTTGCCAGCGATATTCGTGCTGACCTAGTACCTCGGTTTACCAGCGGTTCTACAACTTTAGATTATGTTTTAGGTGGAGGATTTCCTGGCAATCAATGGAATGAACTTATTGGTGAACCTTCTCATGGAAAAACAGCAGTAGCACTGAAGGCAATTGCCGCTAACCAAGTTAAAGACCCTAACTTCACAACAGTATGGGTTGCGGCAGAGGCTTGGGTTCCTGCTTATGCTGAAATGTGTGGTGTTGACACCAGTAGAGTTATTGTTGTCGAAACCTCTGTAATGGAAGAGGCTTACGATGCAGTTATCGCATTTGCTGAATCAAAGTCTGTTGATGCTATCGTCATCGATTCACTTCCAGCCCTTTCTCCCTCTCCTGAATTGGAAAAAAATATGGATGAAATGACTGTTGGAAAAGGAGCCCTTCTTACTAATAAGTTTTTTCGTGTTGTCGGTACTGCAATGAAGAGAAGCCTTGTAGAAGCAGAACGACCTGTTTTAGGAATTGTCATCAATCAATACCGAATGAAGATTGGAGTTATGCATGGTGACCCACGTACAACTCCTGGTGGAGAAGGAAAGAACTATGCATTTTTCACTCGATGTGAAATCCGTAGAGATGAATGGATTGAACTTGGTTCAGGTAACAATAAGGTCCGAATTGGCCAAAGAATCAAGGTTAGGACTCTTAAGAATAAAACGGCGCCCCCACAGAGAGTCGCATACTTTGACTTTTACTTCGCAGAAGGTGGCTCTTGCCTTCCTGGAGAATTTGATTTTGCTAAAGAAATCGCGGCTTTAGCAGTAGTAAAGGGTTTTATTGAACGCAAAGGTGGATGGTATTACTATGGCGAGAGAAAATGGCAAGGAATTGACCCCGTTATTGATAGCCTCCGCAGCGAGATTGACCTCAAGGAAGAACTTGAAAAGGCTGTCCTTGAATCACCCGATTCCATTGTGGCAGGTACTGATGAGTAATGGGTTCCTAATAAATGACCTTGAATGGGCGGAAGAACTAGAGCGTGGCGTTGAAAGTTATACCGACATGTTGTTTGAAGCCATCTACGAAGGTACTGAAGAAGAGATTACCGAAACAGTTTCTGGAGAACCTTTTTGTGGCTGTAACAGGTGTTTTTGGAGAGAAACCTTGTTTTATGTAGTACCCAAGTTGCTTAACGGGTACGAGGAAGGCAAACTACAACTTGAAGACTGAAGGCCAAAAGCAATCTCAGAAGCATGAAAAACGTTTAGCCAAAAAAATTGGCGGAACACGTAACGCTGCATCTGGGGCTCTTTGGGCAAGAAAGGGCGATGTTCGGTCAACTGACCTATTGATTGAACATAAGTGGACTGGTAAAAAACAGTTCACTCTTAAGTCCGAAGCAGTAAAGAAAAATGTTAGAGAGGCAATCCTTGAAGGACGAATGCCAGTATTTGGTGTTCATCTTGATGGGGAAAACTACGTCATTCTTACTGAGGATGACTTCATCGAGATGAGGGAGAAACTAAAGGATGCCTAATACATGGATGAACCAGAGTACGCTTGGCGATATCAAGCCAGATGTTCGGGAGCAGATACCGACCTCTTCTACCCGCCAAGAGATAAAAACCAATACAAAGTTATTGCTGAAAAAGCAAAAGAATTTTGTTTTGGTGAAACTGGAAAAAACCACTGCCCAGTCAAAACAGAATGTTTGTGGGACGCAGTCTCTAGAAACGAACCTCACGGAATATGGGGAGGCCTCTCTCATCGTGAGAGAAACGCCTTAATAAGAAAATGGCAAAAGAAGTACAAAAAGAAAATGACCCTAAAAGAATTTATATTCAGTAAGGAAATGTGATGCCTATTCAAGGTTCTTGGGAACTGAAGAAGTTTCTTGATGCCAAAAAGACTGAGACTCGTCTCATGGGAGATGTAGAACGCCCCCTTATGCGCAGACCAGAGTCTGACCGCAGAACAGACGTTCTTCATCCTTCAGAGATGATAAAGGCAGACTGGTGTCACCGTTACTCTTTTTACCTTTTAAAGGGAGGGAAAAAGAAACAAGAAAAACCTTCTTTACGTCTCCAGAACATTTTTGACGAAGGTCACGCTATTCACGAAAAATGGCAAAGTCGTTTTCATGAAATGGGTTACTTATACGGCAAATTTAAGTGCCTTCATTGTGGCAACATTATGAGTGATGTGATTTCCCCTTCTCAATGCGACGACTTAGACTGCGGGTCAATGGCAGTAAAATATGACGAAGTATCCTTGAAAGATGAAACCCTTAAGATTGCAGGCCATACCGATGGGTGGATTAAAGGATTAGGAGAAGACTGTTTAATAGAAATCAAGTCTATCGGTGCTGGGACACTTAGATACGAAGCGCCCGAACTCTTGATGGATGCCAACCATGACCTTACTAAAGCATGGAAGAGCATCCGCAGACCATTTCATAGCCACTTACTGCAGGGTCAAATGTACTTGGAACTAGCCAAACGCATGTACGGAGATGAAGCGCCCAATGAGATTGTGTTTATCTACGAACTCAAAGCAGACCAGGATTATAAAGAATTCACAGTAAAAGCAAACTTTGATATTGTTGAAAGAATTTTTTATTCAGCCCAAAAAGTGGTAGAGGCTGTAGAGGCTGATGTGATGCCTAAATGTAACGTTTCAGAAGACGGGTGTAAACAATGCGACTTAATTCCGTAAATACATGGGACCCTCTAATTGAGAAGGCTCTAGCAGTACCTAAACCTACCTATGAGTTAACAGCGCTACCACCAGATATAACTTCCTTAAGTAGTGAGCAATTAGCAGAGTTGTTTACTGTGTTAACAGGATGGGCCGATTACACTGCCTCTCAACTTGCTGCGGCTCAATTGGATGAACGAGCAGCGCAGAGAGCGTTGGATTTAAAGACTAATCGACTTATTGTAGAAAAAATGGGTGCTGCCACTAAAGGAGACAAGGTAACCCTTATCAAGGCTCAAATTTCCATAGATGAGGAAATTTTGCGATTGGAAGAAGTGTTTGAAGAAAGGTATGCTCGTCGTAAGATTCTAGAGATGATGCTCAACAACCAAGAAAGAGACATCACATTAGTTTCTAGGGAAATAACTCGTAGAACGGCTGGAGGGCCAAGGAGGGATTACGTATGAAGAAGTTATTGGTAATTATTTTAGTGCTGGCAGGTCTATCGTCACCTGCTCAAGCAAATGCCCCTACGGTTGCAATTATTGATGTTGGGTTTAACACAACTTCATTTGCAAATAATGTGGTTCATGAAGTTTGCATTGTCTCTGTAGCAATGTGTCCAAATGGCACTCGTTTTCAAGAAGGAACGGGGGCGGCCACAGTTGCTGCTAACTCTTTGCCAGCGTTTGCTCACGGCACTAATATGCTTTCAATTCTTACAAGTGTAAATCCTGATGTAAAAGTAGTACTTATTCGTATTCTTGGATTAAACACAAACGGTAAAGCAGGTGCATATTCAATTGATAATGTGACCGCAGCATTGCGGTGGGTTACAGCAAACTACTCTCAATTAAATATCAAAGCCGTAAGTATTTCTCAAGGACGCGTAAACGCTCCTTGCAGAGCAACGCCTGATTTAGTGAACAACATCAAGACATTGACTGCAGCAAATGTGGCTGTGATTGCATCAACAGGAAATGAGAGTAACAGGACAAACATGGCTGTTCCAGCGTGTATTGAAGAAACAATCTCTGTTGGAGCAACTGACAATCCTGAAGTTAGAAACACTGGCAAGGGTTGGAATGTATCGGCTACGCCAACAGTTGCTTTGTACAGTAATGGAAATGCATCAACAGACTTCTATACAAATGGTCGTTTCTTCCACACTGCAATGAATGGGACACGACAGTTCTCTGTTGGAACTTCTAATGCAACTGCTGCATTTGCTGGAATGTGGATGAAGAATTTGCGTCCAACAATTGCAGAGACATATAACTCTTTTGTATCTACTGCTACATCAACGTCTAACCAATGGTTAACAGGAAGGTATGTACTTATTCCATGAGTGAGCCTATTTTGCCCGAAGCACATCAACTCATAAACAATGATAGGAATGAATCCTACGACCACCCCTTAGATAACTTTTACAGAATAAAACAGGGTTGGGAAATTATCTTTGGGTTTAAAGTTACCGAAGAACAAGTTGGGCTTGCAATGGCGTGGGTAAAGATTGCACGAGAAGCCTACAAACATAAGAGGGATAATTTAGTAGACGGCGCTGGTTATCTTGGAACTGTAGACATGGTTATCACTGAGAGAGAACGCCGTGCCAACAAAGACATTTGATGGTGATTTAGAGGACGAAAAGTCAGTATCAATTGGAATTGACCAGTCTTTAACAGGGTTTGCTTTTACTGCATTGCAGATAGACAACCCGTCCAAGTATCACACTTGGGTTTATAAATCGCCATATTTTGGTGTTGAAAGGTTAGTTGATATTCGTCAGTTTCTCTTTGACCATCTTGATTATGTTTCTGAAAAACACAACATTCAAAAGATTGCAATGGAAGGAACAGTTCTTGCTAGTCATTCGGCTTTAGTCTTAGGAGAACTATCTGCCCTTGTAAAAACCACTCTTTACGATTATTTTGATGACGATATTAGATTTCCAGTATTGGTCCCTCCAATGACGCTAAAGAAGTACGCATCTGGAAAGGGCAACGCCAAAAAACAGGAGATGCTTCTTCAAATGTACAAGCGCTGGGGAGTAGAGTTCAACGACGATAACGCCGCTGACTCCTACGCTTTGGCTAGGTTGGCAGCAGGAGTCCATCAAGACAAGGTAGAACAGGCTGTAGTAGAGCAAATGCAGGACCCTAAATACCGAGACCAGGCAAGGGAATAGCCTTACCATTTAGTCCTAGGAGCGGCATTACATCGAAACCAAAGGACTATCAATCGTGTCGACACAAGAAACAACACCTGTACCTTCTACAGAAGAGCCATTCCTTCGCGTTAGCGCAGGCTCTAATCCTCAATCCGTTGCTTCAGCCATTGCTCATGCAATCTATGAAAAACACGAGGTAAAACTTCGTGCTGTAGGTGCTGGAGCAGTTAATCAAGCAGTAAAAGCAATCGCTATCTCTCGCGGTTATGTTGCTCCTCGTGGCATGGACCTTATCTGCAAACCAGGGTTCACGACCATAGAAAGCCGTGACGGAGAGATTTCAGCCATTGTATTCGCCATTACAGCAAATTAAAACAGCCTTATCCTTGGGGTAAGCAAGGGAGTTATTATGGCAAATTGGTCAGACATGGGACACGCTATGCGCCGTCGCACAGGTGTTCCATCCAGTCATTCAGAATCGGTAGGTACCATGAAGAACAGAAGTATTGATACTCCAGAGGAAGTTCTTGCATCAGCAGCACACTCTGCAAGTCCACGTAAGTACGTTGGCGCAGATTACTCTGATGTAACTAACGTAAGTGCAAAGCCTCTTAAGGGTAAGTTAATGCCTAAGAAGAACGTACAGGCTGGCGACCCGACCATCATGAACAAAGCAAATCGTAAGAATGTTCCTGCAGGTGATGCAGCACGTTCTGAGCGTATGGGTGCTCGTTATGTAATTGGCGCTAAGTTTCCTGCTGTTCATTCCATTGAAGCATCAGCAACTCTTTCAAATGCAAAGATGGTTCC